TTCGCGCCGTCAGCACCTGGCGGCGCGGGCGTCCTCCCCGTAGCACAATGGATAGTGCACATGCCTCCTAAGCGTGGGATACTGGTTCGATTCCAGTCGGGGGGACCACCACCCTGCATCACGCAAAATCAGGTGGTCTCTAATTCCCCATTCCTCTCTATATAGCTCCTGCGTTTCTTGAATCAAGATGCATCAACAAGTATTATGGTATCTCATAATTCTGTTGGTATCAGGCGTTGGTATTTGACCGCCGCCTTCCACAGATACCAACGGAGACACAGATGCCCCTCAGCGATACCTTCGTGCGGCAGGTTAAGCACACCGGCGCCAAGGCCGGGGACAAGCACACCGATGGTGATGGCATGTACCTGCACGTCTCATCTACAGGCAAATACTGGCGCCTCAACTATCGCTTTTCCGGCAAGCAGAAGACACTGGCACTGGGCGTCTATCCTGCCGTTTCATTGTCTGCTGCGCGGAAGAAACGCGAAGCCGCGCGCGAGCTGCTCGCGGCCGGCACCGATCCGAGTGCCGCAAAACGGGAGGAAAAGCGGGTTGCAGCGCGCGCCAGCGTGGACACGTTCCAGGCGGTCGGGCGCGAGTGGCTGGCCAAGTCGTCCGCGCGCCGCGGCGAAACCACACAGGCCCGGGTCGTAAGCTGGCTCGAAAAGAACATTTTTCCGGCCATCGGCCACATCCCGATTGCTGACCTGCGCGCGCGCGACGTGCTCGACGCCGTGCGCATCATCGAGCAGCGCGGCGCCATCGACTCGGCAAAGCGTGTGCTTGGCTACTGCGGCCAGATATTCCAATACGCGATCGTCACCGAGGCCGTCACCGTCGACGTCACCGCAGGTCTGTACCGCGCGCTCGAGACAAAGCAGCAGCAGCACTACGCCGCGATTACCTCGCCCGCGCAGGCCGGCGCCCTGCTCCGCTCAATTGATGCCTACCATGGGCACCCGTTCGTCACCGCCGCGCTGCGCGTTGCCCCGCTGGTGTTCGTGCGCCCGGGCGAACTTCGGACAGCGGAATGGGGAGAGATCGATCTCGACGCCGCCGAGTGGCGCATCCCCGGCGCGAAGATGAAGATGGGTGTGGAACACATCGTGCCGCTGGCCGACCAGGTAGTGGCCGTGCTACGCGACCTGCAGCGCATCACCGGCGCCGGGCGGTACGTGTTCCCGAGCATTCGCACGGGCAGCAGGCCCATGAGCGACAACACCGTCAACGCGGCGCTGCGCGGTATGGGCTACTCCAAAGACGTGATGACCGGGCACGGGTTCCGCGCGATGGCACGCACAATGCTCGACGAGGTGCTAGGGGAGCGGGTCGACCTGATCGAGCACCAGCTCGCGCACCAGGTCAAGGATGTGAACGGCCGCGCGTACAATCGGACCGCCCACCTGCCGGCGCGCCGCGAGATGATGCAGCGCTGGGCTGACTACTTAGACAAGCTCCGGCGCGGCGCCGATGTGGTTCCGCTCCGGCACAACGTGTGACGTTCAACCCTGGGCCTGCATCCAGGCCCGCACATCTTCCACCCTCCAGGCCGTGACGCCAACCGACAGCTTCACCGGCGCTGGGAAAGTCTGTGCCTTCACCTTGCGCCATAACGTCGCCGGCGAGAACGGGATGATGTTCGGCACCAGTTGTTTGAGGCGGACATAGCCCGTCGCTGGAAGCTCCTGTGTGTTTCGATTATCCATGCATTCCTCCGGTTTTAATTTACGAGTGTGGCTTTGTTCAATCATAAGTTTTTCTCGTGATAAGATTTCTGGATGAAAAATTTTCTTTGGTGGTTGAATTATCGTCCCGTCCTATGCGGGCTTCTCGGATTTGCGACAGTTGCTTATCTAAGCTCTCTGGGTTACAAGCATGGCCTAAACAAATCCGAGTGGGCGACATGGGTTGGCGCAATAGGGACCGTGCTAACCCTGGCTGGGACAATCTACCTTGCCAGAACAGAGACAAGGCGTCGTCATCAAGCCGAAAGAGATTTAGCTTTAATTTCCTCAGCTGACTTTTCTGTTCGAATCGTCGAGCTTCAAAACGCTTTGACAGCAGCAATGCAATGGCTGGATAACAACAGAGATTCAGACGTGAATATCGATTATCTGGATTGCGTTGACATATTGCAACGCGCGCACATTTGGAAACCATCTGAGTTGACGCCCCTTCTACATATTGGCAAGCACTTAGCTGTGAAGTTAGGTCTCGCACAGGCTGAGGTCGTGTCAGTTATTCAAACTATGAAACAGGCAGAGAAAAGCGGTAGCGTGAAAAAAAATCGAAAAGAGCGACACTTTAGTGACGGGATGCGCAGTCGACTCACGGAAGCGTATCGCCATCTAATCGGTGCGCGCAATGAATGCTTAGTATTCATGCTCGCTTGCGGCATTGATGATGCTTTCTGATTGAACGAAACATTCGCGTACCTGATCAGTTGGTCTCCAAAACCCGGACTGCGAGTTCTCAGGGCTCGATTCATCCGCTTGGTTAATTCGATAATCTGCTGTGCATTAGTGCCAGGGACGGGTCCATTTATCGACGCTGCACTTTCCTACGCTGGCCCAAACAGCGCGGCCACGAGCGGATCCCGCCACATGCCGACCTGGCTCGCCTGAGCCACAAAACGCTTGAGAGCCATGGCCGCGTCGACCTCTTCATCCAAACAGGTCAAGCTTGGCTCGGCGCCCAGCGCGTACAGCCCCAGGCCATCACGTTTGTCATCGGTAAGACAGACTTTGCCATCCGCGCGCAACTTGCGCAGGTAAGCAAAGCCGGTGCTGCGGTTAACGCCCAGGGCAGCAATCAGCTCGACGGTGGTCATCGGCCCGTGTGCGAACAGTTCGAGTGCCTTCGACAGCGCGGCCTCGCGCGCCGCCGTCCGATGGGCCATGCCCAACTTCGCGAGCGAGGTCGCGGGTACTTGGCGGCGCGCCATGATCAGGCCGCCTCGCCGAACAGTTCGCCCAGGGTCTGCGGCGCTGGCGGCAGCAGGTCCAGGATGATTTCGCGCTGCATGAATTCGCACAGCTTGCCGACGTCTTCGCTCTCCGGGTGCGCAATGATCCGGAACGTAATCACCACCGAGCCGCCGTTCTGCGCTTCGATCTTGAAGTGGTCGACCTTGCAGTCGTTCAGGTCGAGGTTGCTCGAGCCGCCCATGCCATAGTCGACCGTGGCGGTGTAGCCAGCGCCTTCCCAATCCCACTTGATGGCGCCCATCTTCGGGTAGCGCAGCACGGTCAGCCCGTCACCTTCGATGACCTGGTCGATCAGGTCTGGGTTTTGGTCCTTCATGAACAGGTGCTGGCGCAGCTCCGGATGGAAGTGCGTCAGTGCGGCGCTTGAGCACGTTGCCTCGATCTTGAGGTCGAATGCCGGCTTCGGATCGTCGCCGTGCATCTCGGCGCGGGGATTGATGTTGGCCAGCTTGACGGTGGCTTGGGTGAGTTCGAACATGGTCAGTTCTCCTGGGGGTGGTTATTTGGGTCGTTGGCAAACAGCAGGTACGGCTTGCGGATGAAATCGTGGAAGCGCTGCGCGGCAGTCGGGTTCTGATCGATCTCACCGCGCGACTTCACTTCGCAGATCGCGCGCACCGAGTGCACAGCAGTTGGTTCGTCCGGCACGCGCAGGAACCGCTGGAACAGCGGCTCGCGGCAGCGCAGGGCCAACCAGGTGGAGAGGCGCTGCGCTGGCATCACGCTGCCTGCGCGGCTTGCGCCGCCTGAACGGCGCGCACATGCACGACCAGAGCGCGGCAAATTTCCAAGAAGTCGCTTTCGTGATACAGCACCGCGGCGCGATCGCGGCCGGCGGCGGCGAAGCCGAGACGCGCCAGGCCATCAGCGGTTACCGCGACAGGCGCCAGGCGCTCGTTGATCTGGCCCAGGCGCAGCGTTGGCGCGCTGGCGGCCGGGCGCGCTGCGGCGATCGGCGTCACCTGCGCTGGCGCGGGCTGCACTTCCTGGGAGTCAGGATCGTCCGCCGGGGTAGCAGCAACTAGCACTGGCGCTGGGGCAGCCGCTGCCTTGTTGGCCGCCGCGATGCTGGCCGCCTGCTCCTCGAGCTGACGCTTCGTATCAGCCGCGACGCGCGCCCGCTCGATCGACGCAACTTCTTCGGCCACGCGCGCGGCTTCGGCCTGCTCCTGGCGCATCTTCTCCGCTGCGGCAGCTTCGGCCTTCACGCGCTCTTCTTCGGCAATCCGCGCACGCAGCGCCTCGGCCTTAGCCGCCTCCTCTGCCTGGTGCTCGGCGATGCGCATCTTCACCAGCGAGGTCAGATCATCCGCAGCCTTGAGCACGATCGACGGAGTGTCAGCGAACAGGAAGGCATGGCCGCCGGCCAGCTCGCGCAGCGTGCCCAGGTTGATCTGGATGCGATCGGCTACGGCGTTGGCCTCGATCTTGAAACGCGCCAGTTCGGTGTCGACTGCGTCGCGCAGGCTGGTGACCGTCTTCTTGCCCTTCATGACGCCGGCGAAGTCGAACGCGATCGCTGGCATGTACGGCTTGCCAAGGCGGGTATTCAGCGCGGCGATGTGCGCTGCTGCCTTGTCCTTGCCGGCCTGCTGGATCTCGACGCGGATCGTTTCCTTGCGCGCCTTGACGGTCTTCTCGAGCATCAGGCGCGTCTTGCGCGCCAGTTCCTTGAGACTGGCCACGTTGCGCACCATGTCGTCGACGGTCGAGATCTGGCCCAGGGCCGACGCCTCGGCGGCGCCCAGCGCATTCTCGGCGCGCTCCATCACCTTGATGGCCTGCTCAGCATCGGCGAATGCCTGGTCGTCGCTCGGGTTCGTGTCGATATCTTTGATGAACGACTGCAGCTTGTCGCCGAACAGCAGCAGGTTGTGGCTCAGGGTGAGCTGGCCATCGACCCGGATCGACAGCGCCGGCAAGTCCTGCACTGCGGCGGCGACTGGCGGCGGCAGAACTTCGACGTGTTCGTAGGTGGCCAGGTCGGCCTCGAACTGCACCCAGCCGGCGCGGATGCGCTCTTGCCACGCTGGATCCGGCAGCACATCGATGTGCACGAAGCTGGTGGGCGTGCCATCGGAACAGACGAACACGACCTTGCCTGCACCGGTCACCATCATGATCTGCTGGCACTGCGGCATGTACTCGTCAGGCAGCACGCCGTCACAGATCGATGCGGCCAGCGCCTGGTTCCACTGCTTGTGCTCGAACGCGACGTCTTCTGCCATCGTCAAGCCGTCGCACGACGCCGACAGCCGGCCATCCGAACAGGTGACCGGGTACAGCTCGGTACCGATCAGTTCTTCGGCCAGCGGGCGCGCCAGCGCTTCCACCTCGTGGCCGTAGTCGAGGATGTATTTCTGCACCCAGTCGCTGAACTCCTGGGCGGTGCCAGTCGCCTTCATGTGCAGCAGCTCGTTGCGCTTGACCAGCTGCGAGATACCCAGCATCGCGGCCGCCTCACTGGCGCCGAACTTTTCAAGACGGTACTGCTGCCACTCGGGGCTACCCTGGGCAAGATCGTGAATTTGCATGATGGTGTCCTTATTCGGTTTCGTGGGACCAGCTATCGATGGTCAGTTTTTGGTCTTCGCTGAGAACGGCTTTTGTGCTCAGCATCGAGATCAGCGCCGCCGGTGTCTTCTTCCCCGAAAGAATCATGTCGCGCCAGGCCGGCGTGTTCTCCGTGAACTTCTCGGCCGTGCACTGCGGCAGTTCCGCCTTCGTCGCCTGGGCGGCGGCCTGCGCTGGCGCCGGTGTGATGTCGCGCTCGACGCGCTCGTCCGGGTAGTCGCGCAGCTCCTCGATCGACTTGATGCCCTTGAGCGCATCAGCGAACAGGTCGCGCGCGGCGAAGGCACGGGCACGCATCTGCAGCATCCGCTTCGGCGCCGTCTGCCATGGCCCCTGCTTGCCGGCCAAGCCTGCCTTCTTGGCGTCTTCCATCGTAAATGTGGTGACCACCGGCGAGCGACCGCGCCGCTTCAAAGTCACCGTGCAATGCGTGTCCTGCTTCTCCTCCTGCACATCCTCGAACTCCGGGTGGCTGATGATCAGCGCCCACATCGCATCGCCCCACACACCTGGACGGCCGTTGATCACCGAAATACCCTGCAGGGACTGCATCGGCTTGAGGCCCAGCTCGGCGCCGGTCTGCACAGCCACCAAGACGTTGCCCGGCTTGTTGATGTAGTCCTTCGGGACCATGTCCGACGACGCGATGATCTTCGCGAACTCCATGGCTTCGGCCAGGTTGCGCGGGGAAAGGGAGAAAGTAGTTTCGCCCTGGGTGGTGAGTTCGTTCATGGTTTCCTTCGTGGTTAAAAACCGTTGAAATACGTGCGCAGCGCACGGATGGCTGCCTTGCGCGGGCCGAAGCCGGCGCGCAGGGACAGGCGGTACTGGTCTTTGAAGTGGCGGATCATCACCAGCTCGCGATCTGGCTGCGGCTGCGCATCAAACGCACCTGGCGCAGGGCCTCGTTGTGCTCCTTCTGCTCGAACTGCGCGCGCAGCGATGCGAGGTAGGCGACGTCGTCCTGGCTCTTCTTCAACTTCCAGGTGGTCCACAGCAGCGCGACAGGCTTCGCTGCTTTGCGCGCCAGGCGGCGCACGACGCGATACGGGCCGCGGGTGACGCGGACGGCGATCATGCGACACCTTCTGGGGTAGCGAGGTAGTCACGCAGCGCAACGAGCTCGGCATCCATGCGCGCGACAGACTCGTTGTACTGCTCGGCTTGGCGGCGCGTGTAGTGGCCGTTTTCCTCAAGCTGTCGAAGCTTCTTGGCGGCCACGATCCGGCGATACGCTTCCGGCACATTGATGCCAAGCTTTTCGGCGGTATCAATCCATTCTTGGCGCTCAGTGTCCGGACGGCGGGAGCCTGCGAAATGCTTGATGACCTCCTGCTTCACGATTTCCTGTGCCTGCTCGAGCGAGGTGCAAGGGATCACGCCGGTGGCGCTACCACTACCATCTGAGTATTGGTTCAGTTGCCAGTTGATGCCGCCGGTTTTCAAGCAGCCACCGAGGGTGAGCAAACGCAATACTCCTCGCTTGCTGTCGCTGTCTCCGGTAAGCGCCTGCTCGATATTGATGATCTGCGGCGGGTTGTAGATATCGCGGGTCACGTAGTGCGTGATCTTGCCGTCGATGAACGCTTCCAGGCTGTCAAGCACGGAGAAGCGCTTCAATTTCTCGGCACGAGCACGTTGCAATGCATATTCTTCGGCCTGCATCTGGCTGCGCTCAGCTTTTGCTGCAGCGATCTGCTCGTGGATAACTTTCAGCTCGTCGCTGAACTTGGCCACCGGCTCTTGATGAAACACATGACGCCAGATCACCGGGTCGCAAACGTGGTCATATGGCCCGCTGTCGCCGTCATAGCCGCAGTCTTCTACGATTGGACGGACGATGTGACCATCGCCCGACGCAGTGACATATTCGGCTCGCTCGCCTTGTTCGCTGTAGACGGTCTGGCCGGCCTCGAATTTCTTGATCATCCTGCTCTCCTCGTTTGCGCCGGCGCGGCCGGCTTCGCTGTTGGTGCCGGTTACGTCTCCGGCGCCGCTGGTGCGGCCGTGCATGGCTTTGCCTTTACGCGGAACTGCCCTGCTCCATGCTTCCCCGCGCCGTGTTCTGTGCTGCTGTGGTTTTGCCGTGCTGGTAGATCAGCCAGGCGTCGACCTGGTCGACGGTGGGCGCCGTGCGGTCTGCCCAGATGTTCACTTGCACGCGCTCCTCGGCCACGCCGCAGTACGCGCAGTCCATGTAGCCGTGCAGGTTCTTTGACAGGCTTCCCGTGTCGTGGCAGTGAGTGCAGTTCATGCCGCGATGCTGTCGAGGTAGCGGTCGATCCGATCAGCCGTCGACAGCTCGCGGTTCTCGCGCTCGATCGCGGCCAGCTCGAGCTGAGCCAGCGCTTCGGCTTCGGCCCAGATCAGGTCGGTGATGACGCCCTGCAGGCTGTTCGTACCAGCCAGCGATTCCAAAATCAGGGTGGCCAGCGCGTTGTCGTCGGTGATGTATTCGGACAGGCAGTCGCGGATCAGCTTTGATGCCTGCGGCTGTCCAGCGCGCACGGCGGCCAGCAGGCCGGCCGACTTCTGGCGGGTCAAGTCAATCAGCGTTTTGTTGCGCAGTTCTTCGGGTGATACAGTGCGGGACATGTCTTCCTCCAGTCGGCGACTCGGCGGGTGCTGAGCTCGGTTGCGATGGAGGTACTTTATAGCGATTCGCTAAAGTACACAAGAGAAAAATGTAGCGTCGCGCTAAATTTCTGAGCTAGACTGGTCTGGGCTTGGATGGTCCGGGCAGAAAAAAGCCCGCGAGTGCGGGCATGGAGGAATGTATGTTTGTATTACCAAAAGGAACTATGGTAAAAGTCGGCGGCCTGCCGTTTCGCCTTCTGGAAGATGCGCCGACTGACGGATCGGAGACGAATTACAAGTTGGCCTTAAGCCATGCGGAAATTTGCGGCGATAACCCGCGCCAAGCGGAGTCGCCTTTGGCAACTTTGCAAACCAGCAATGTGTCGTCCTGATCCATGGCCTTGGCGATATGATCCCGGATTGTTGACGATGTCGAATCGGAAACGATAAGCCAAGTTGAGTCCATCGGATGACACCAGTTCGTACCTGCCGACTTAATCTGATCATAAAGCTTTGGATAATTTTTTTGCTTATTGAGGTCGTACGAGATGATATAAACCGCCATGGCACTGCCCTTTCAGTAATCCGGCGATGACGCGCCGGCGCTAATTCCGTCCACAATGAACGGGATTCTTCAGTCCCCGCTACGGCGGGGATTATTTTATGATCCAACTTGGCTTGCGATATAAAGAAGCAACGCAATGATTACCCACATATATTTTCTATTCCTGTCAAGCCGCTCCAAAATGACAGCCTGTAAAAGCAATGTGGCGGACGTATCCTCCCTCGTGTGCCTAGCTGTTTTAGACGTCTGAAACCGTGTAAAAAAGGGAAATCCCTGGTCATCATACTTACAGTTCAGCCCAGCGCTATCACATGATTTTCGCGCCTCTTTTATTGCCGCAGCTACGTCAGCGTATGCCCTACTCTTTTTTGCCAACTCGCCAAGCATGTGATCATCAAATCGATCCGCTTCGATGTTTTCTTGTGGCTTCAACTGATCCCCCTTACACCTAAAAAATCGGCTGCTAGACAAGTCGCTGCTTAACTTCAGTGACTACGCCGATAACGTATAACGGCTCTGTATCGCTACGAAGCGTCGGGTAATCGTCATTCAACGGAACCAATTCAAATATCTCGTTTCCATTTGCATCCATCCCACGCGGTCGGTATTTTTTGAATGTCGCCTGATTGCTTCCATTGCGTGCCACAACAAAATTACCCGGCCCAGGTGCTCGATCAGGATCAACAAACAGCCGGTCGCCTGGCTGGAATCGCGGCGACATCGACATGCCCTCAACATCGAGGCAGAAAGCCCAGCGAGATAGCTTCTGGTCTTCCGTGTATTCGACTGCATAACCGTCTCCAGGCTCGTACGGATTCTCCATATCGCGCAGCGCGCCGGCCTGAACCGATGAAATGACTGGAATCGGCCGAGAAGGCAGCATGACGGGAGCGATGTTCACATCGAATGGACGCGCATTGCCATCGGCGTCTGTCCCTTCTTGAAACAGATGAGACTTGTCCATCCAACCATGCGGCTCACCGATCGCGGCCTCGATCCTCCGGGCCATGTCGTCACCCATCATCTTCGGCGTGCCTGACTTGCTATCACGTGTCTTGTTGCGAATCTGGCTTATGTAAGCCGGAGCAGTGTTCGCTGCAGCAGCGAGCTTTGCCGCTGTACCCATGCGCTTGATAGCGACCTCGAGGTTTTCACGGCGGATTTCATCATTCGTTTGCATACGAGCATTACATAGCAGATCGCTAAACAATGAAATATGCGAAACGCTATTGACGTTATTTAGCGAATCGCTATACTGGCGCTCTATGGACATCAAAACCTACCTCTCTCAAGAACGCGGACGCCAAGCGTCGCTGGCGAAAGCTATTGGCGCACATGCGCCCGACATCAGCCGATGGGCAGATGGGACACGTCCTGTCCCTGTCGCCCATGGCGCAGCCATCGAGGCCGCTACTGGTGGCCTTGTGACGCGAAAGGAATTGTTCCCCGACGATTGGCAGCGGATCTGGCCCGAACTGATCGAACAAGCACCCCAGCCGCAGTAAGCCTGCGGCTTTTTCACACCCCGGGCATTTGCCCACCCGAACTCCAGAAGCACCCCTACCCGATCCACCCACCCCAGGAGAACCAGTGAAAGCCCCACGAACCATCGTAGTAAAGACGCTGCTGAACGCCGACGAGTTCGTCGAATTCAGCCAGCAATGCCAGGCCGACGACGTCACGCAAAGCAAGAAGCTGCGCGACCTCGCACGAGGCTGGCTCAACGACCGGAATGCTAATGCGCGCCACCAGCCTGCCGGAAGACCCGGCGCTGGCCAGAACGTGGCCATGTTGCTGCCGGGCCGCTCGAACTACCGCGCACCTGGCGTGCTGCGCATGCGCCTTTGAAGCCGACGGCGCCTGGCAATTCCACCTGACATAACCGAGGAGCACATGTCGCAACAAGCAAAGCAGCCGAAGTATTCGGCGGACGACAAGATCGCCCTGCAGGCGCGCACCTGGCGTGCCATCGACCGGGACGCGATCGCCAACAAGGAAGACCACCGCAAGCAGCAGGCCGAGTACATGGCGCGCCAGCAGCTGCGCAAGGTCGTAGACGAGGCAGGCGAATAATGGACACACCAATCATCTCGCTCGACATGATCCGCGCCAAGGCGCGCGCTGCGTTCGACCGCGGCGTGGATCGTGACGGGCACAACTTCAACTGGCACTCGACGGACGCGATCGCGACCTGGCAGGCAGAGTGGGATCGCTGCGCGGCTGAACAGTCCGAGGCATCGCCGCCATGACTACGATCGACACTGGCGCCCTGCCGGCGCCGCTAACCCCGCCCGACTGCAACCTGCAGGACTTCGCATTCATGCCGCTCGACGTCGCGCGTCTGCGTGACAGCGACATGGCCGCGTACGAATCACCCGAGGCTTGCTGGGCCGGCGTTCTTCTGTGGAGCGCCGCCTGGCACCAGGTACCCGCCGCATCCCTTCCCGACGACGATCGCTTCTTGGCCAAGGCTGCCGGCTACGGCCGCGTGGTCAAAGAATGGATGAACCTGCGCGAGGGCGCGCTGCACGGCTGGGTCAAGTGCGCAGATGGCCGCCTGTATCACCCTGTGGTCGCCGAGAAAGCGCTGGAAAGCTGGCGCGCCAAGCTGCATCACGCATGGAAGAAAGAGTGTGATCGCGTGCGGAAATCCAACAAGCAGCGCGAGTCCGAGGGCCGTCCACCGTTGCCACTTCCACCAGAACCGGGGACAAATCCGGTGGAAATTCCACGGGAATCCGCAGGAATTCCAGCGGAAAGCATTACTGATTCCGTTGGAAATGGCGAAACCGGCGATGGAATTCCGCTGGAAAACGCTCTTAAGGGACAGGGAGAAGGACAGGGACAGGGACAGGGACAGGGACAGGGAGAATGTAAACCTAAAGCATCAACACCGCCCCCGCCAACCCCGAGCACGCCGCCGGTCGATCTGGACAGCCCTACCGACTTGGTCGCGAACATGACCCGCAACACGCAGATCGCCCTGCTCGTTCGAGCCCAGGGCGTACAGGCCACCTCGCAGAACCCGATCATTGCCGTGACCTGGGCACAAGACCCGAAGGTCACCGACGAGGTGCTCAACGTCGCCATCACCAAAGCCCGGGCGTCGAAGGGCGACAAACCCATCCCGCTCGCGTACCTGGTCCCGATCGTCGAGCAAGAGCTGCGCGACCAGGCTGCTCCAGCACCAGCACCAGGTGCGCAAAAGCCGCGCAACGACGACTGGACATGGAAGAAATCGAACCAGGGCATCGAGGCCAAAGGCCGTGAGTTCGGGATGTTCGCCCGCGGTGGCGAGAGCTACCACGACTTCGCCGCACGCATCCAAGCCAAGATCGACACGCTGAAAGGCCGAGCAGCATGACGCACACCCACGACGACCGCATCGCCGACCGACCACAGCACCTGTGCGCTGCCTACGGCTGCCCGCTAATCGGCTCGATGGCCACCAGCACGACCGGATCCACCGAATGGTGGTGCTTCGCCCACTTCGGCGCCAGCGCCGGCCGGTTCCAGATGATCACGAACGAGATGCACAGGCTGCGCTGGCTGTCGATGGCCGTGCACGACGTCCGGTTCCACGACAAGCCAGGCACCCAGGCATCACGCGCAGCCTTCGCCACGATCGAACGCGAGCTGCAGGCCCACGGTCGACCTGACCTGCTTTGGCAACGTCCGGACGCAGACCACCCATCGGGGGAAAAGCGGTACCGCTGGCTCGAGCGGCTGGAGAACGCGCTGCGCACCCTGTTGGCCGACGTTCTCGACGCCAGCAACGACCAGGCTGCGCTGCCGATCGCAGGTTCGAGCTTAGGGACTTTCGAACGTGTCGGCTTCGACATGCCTACCTGACCGAGACCATTTCGCGCGCGAGAGCGCCACAACAACAACGAGGAGCAGCACCCCATGAACATCCTGGCAATCGACATCGGCACCCAGACCGGCTGGGCCCGCACCGACCGCAACGGCACCGTGCACAGCGGTACCGAGAACTTCAGCAACCGCCGCTGGGAAATGGCCGGCCAACGCTGGCTCAAGTTCCGCGCCTTCTTGGCCGAGCAGCGCACCACCGGTGAGATCCACGCGGTCTACTACGAGGACGTCAAGCAGCACGCCGGCACGTTGGCCGCGCACGTCTACGGCGGCTTCTTGGCCATGCTCGAGATGTGGTGCGCGGCGCATAACGTGCCGCTGCGCCCGGTCGGCGTTGGTCAGGTCAAGAAGCATTGGACCGGCAAGGGCAACGCGGACAAGACGGCGATGGTCGAGACCGCGCGCGCCAAGGGCTTCCACCCGAAGGACAACAACCAGGCCGACGCGCTGGCCATTCTGGCGCTGGCGCAGCACATCGAGGGTTTGAACGTAGCTGTGCAGGAGGCTGCGTGATTGCTCTCGCGGTATGGCTAGTGTTGTCGCCAGTGTTCACGTACATCGCTGGCCGGTGCATTTGCTTTGGCATGGGAGACCAGGGCGAGGAGATCACGCCTTGACCGAACGCCGCGATATCGGCTCACGCCTCGAAAATTGGGCACGCTGGGCAACGCTCACAAGCATTCCGAGTGCAGCGTCTAGCCAGACCGGCGCCATTTGTGAGCGCCTGCGTAAGGCTACGCTGGGTAGCGCCGGCGGCAGCGACGAACGCCGCAAGATCGATGAAGAAGACGCGCTGCAACTCGAACTAGGTATGCGCAAACTCAAGACCTTCGACAGACTGCTGTTGTGGTGGTGCTACATCGATCAAGCCCGGCCAGAAGTAGTGTGCAGGAAGCTCTCGATACCACGCCATCCATCAACTGAGTTCGTTCGACTGTTTCGATGTGCACAAGTAGCAATCGAGCAAGTGACGAACTGATTTTAACTCTTGTTTGTAGTGGATCAGCTACGAGCGGATGGACCGAAGTCCGAATGAGTTACACTATCGACTCAAGCTAAGTTGTTGGAGGCTCCTCATGGTTAAATTTGGTAAACGAGATCAAGGTCATTGGCCGTGGCTTGTCTACGACCGAGTTCCGCAAAATGCCGGGATTCTCCGCGCACACGGATTTATTAAAGCCGGTGAAAGTGTTGAACCCGCTAAGGTGTATTACTACGATCTGCAGCAGCGTTCTGCAGTTCACGTCGTAAGCCAAGCTTTGCTCACGGACTACAGTGTGGTATTTGTAAAAACTCGAAGAACGTCAAATAGGAAAACGTTGTATAAGTTTAACGCCGGAGTTTTAAACTCTGAGTCCAGCCAAACCGAGTTAAAAGTTCAAGCTAAAAAAAACAAAAGAGCTGAATTACTCAACAAGACCGCTGGGCTCTACAAAAACCGTCATATATTTGATGCTGATGAAACCGCTTTCGAAGTGAAAGAACGCGCTGAATGATGAGGGCAGCATTATTCGATTCAAACGTGCTCATTGACCACTTTAGTGGCGTACACCAAGCGACTATAGAGCTTGGCTATTTCGATGACGCAGCGATTAGTGCTGTAACTTGGAGCGAGCTTATGGTCCGATTTTACGCAACACGCGCAGTCGGATTGATTACTCAGGATGAATTTGTTGACTCTAAAGATTTTCTGGAATCTTTCGAAGTTATTCAGATTAGTCCTAACATCCTTGATCATGCCTCCATCATTCGCGCTCACTGCTTAACAAATACGGGTCCGAAGCTCAAATTGCCTGACGCCGTGATAAAGGCAACGAGTGAAATAACTGGCCGTTTGTTAGTTAGCAGGAACTTTAATGACTTTCCGCTAGGTCCAAACGTACGCATTCCATATCGACTCCATACGAATATAACGGTTAAAGTATTAACGCCTCCTGCTGAGGTCATATATACGGTGACGGACATTGCACCATCTCCTTAATCACGACGCGACCGGTCCCAATGCGAGCCACTAGCGCGAACAGGAAAATGCAAAAGCCCTACGATCAGCGATGACGTGGGGCTTTTTTTCAGCGATAAATTAAAGAAGAGCCGCCCG